CACCACGTAGATCGGCCCCTTGGCCCCTGGCGTGTGCCGACCGTCGCTGAAGGACAAATGCTCTGGTCGGAAATGACCTGGGGTCCGCACGTTGGAATGCATCCACACGGCACGCTTGACCCCGGCCTGGGACTGCCGCGTCTTGGTGATCACGCTGTTCAGCTTGAAGGTCTGGTCCTTGGCGATCAGCTTGGCGCGTTTGATCGGCACGTCGAACTGGTCGTGTAGCTCGCGCGTCATCTGGTGCAGGTCGTTGCCCTTTTGGACGCCGCGCATCACCACGCCCTCGACCCGCTGGAGGTGTTCCGCGGCGATGCTCTTGATCAGGCCGACGTTTTCCACCACGGCGCTGCGCATCACCCCCTGCACCTGGGGCGAGACCTTGAAGCGGACCGTCCAGCCCGCCTCGTCCAGCAACTGCTCCATCCGGTTGGTGGAGTGGGCCACCGATCGGGCGCCCCACTGGCCAGCCACGTCGGGCGCGATCTCGTCAAAATGCGACTGCCAGCGACGCCCTAGTTCCCGCATGGTGCGGATCACCCGCCACGCATCGGCGGGATCTTCCTCCCATCGGCGGCGCAGCCAGTAGTCCAGCGAGTTGTTCATGCGGTCGATCGCGCGTTGCAGCTTCGATCGGTAGACCGCGGCGATTCCGGCGTTGGGGTGCAGCGGCGGCAGCACCTTGGGCTTCGGCGGTTGCGCCATCGAATAATCCTCTTGACATCTTAGGTCAGGATGATTATATCCTGTCTGTAGGCAGAAGAGGAGTGCGTGAGATGTTCGTTCTGGCCGTTGTGTTGGGTTTGGCTGGGGTCTTTCTCCAGTTCCACCTTGAGGCGCGACGGACAGCCGCACTGAGAGCGTAACCCCCTTTACCGGAGTAACCCTATGTATCAGGACGCAAACGGCAATCAGTTCCACAGCTTCACAGAAGCCTGTGAATACTACGGGGCCGACACCCCCGCCCAGGTTGCCGCCGAAGACGCCTACTGGGCCGCAGAGGAGGCCAATGCCGAACTCGACGCCCGGTTTAACGAGGCTCTGGTCTACGCCCCCGTTACAGCCCGGTGGCTGTTGCGGGACCAGCCCGACAGCACCTACTACGAAGAGGAGATGCCTTTCTGATGGTCAAGATCGTTTACAACAAACTGCTGGGCGCGTGGTATGTCGTCCGCGGCCCGCACCACGCCCCGCTTTCGGGGTCGTTCCCCACCAAAGCCGCCGCCCAGGCGTGGCTGGCGTCCCGCAAATAGCTTGACATTTTAGGTCAGGCGACTACCTTAGCACCATGCCAGACCTCATCAATTACGTGGCCACTTCGGGTGGCCACGCCTATTTCGGCATGGCCGAAGACCCCGCCGCGGAGATCGCCGAGATGCAGGCCGCAAGCCCGCACCAGATCGATCTGGAGGCAGGCTGGGTCTTGGCACCGCCGACCCGCATGCTGCTGTTGGACAGCCTGCGCCGTGCGCTGCGGGGCAAGCACAGGCGCGGTCAGTGGTTTCGCGTGTCCAGCAAATGGGCGACCAGCACCCTGGCGTTCCATGCCGAGACGTTGGGCGGCACCCCCTGGAAGGTGCGCAAACGCCCGCGCCCGAGTGAGGCCACAGAGAACCAGCGTGTCAGGGCTGTGGTGACCCCACGCGACCGCTACCCCTCGATCGCTGCCGCAGCACAGGCCCACGGCATCACCCGTCAGTCGGCCTGGGAGCGGGCAACCCGTCGTGCCCTTGGCTGGCGGTTTGAGGACGACACTCGCCCGCAGCCGGAACTGGCGCGCCGCGGTCGTCCGCCGATAAAATCCTCTTGACATCTTAGGTCAGGATGATTATCTCTCCTTCGGAAGAAGGAGATTCAGATGACCGACATCACCACAGTCGCCGAGTTCCGTGCCGCCGTCACCGCCGCGAAGGACGTTCTCGCCCAGGTGCGGTTTGGCTGTTCGGAGCGGTGGGTGCGGGTCAGCAAGGCTGACGCCCGCGCGCTGGTCAGCGGCTATGGCCGCAACGACACCCCCGAGCAGCACGAGATGGACGCATTCGCGACCGTCGAGGGCACCACCCTCTACCTGGGATGACCCTGATGACCCCCAAAGACCTGCGCGCTGACCTGCGTGCCGAGTCCGACAACTGGGCGCGGCTGGGCCACCCCGGCCCGCGCCTGATGCTGGAGACCGTGCTGCACGCTGGCGTCGACTGCATCGCGCAACCGTTGCCTTACCGCTACAAGCGCGGCTGGCCGAAAATGTGCTTCGCCAACGCCGCCAAGCTGGCGCGGCGCGCCCGGGGCAAGCTGACCTATGTCGAAGGCTACGCACTGCGTCCCGACATCAGCCTGCCCATGCACCACGCCTGGACGATCGACAGCAAGGGGCGCGTGGTCGATCCGACCTGGGAGACCCCAGAGGATTGCACCTATGTCGGCGTGCCGATCCCGATCGCGACCTACAACGATCTGGTCAGGCGCGGCAAGAGCGCCAGCGCGTTCGACGGTTGGCGCGGTCTGCGGATCGAGTTCCTGCTCAAGCTGAACCCCGCACTGGCGGATTTACTGGGAGAGAAGACATGACCGACGAGGCAACCCGCGCCTGGGCCGACAAGCATATCTGGGTCTGGTCGCAGGACGACGACGGCACATGGCGCGACATGCCGTTTGCCCACGAGAGCGACGCCGTCGCGTTTGAGGCGCATTGCCGCACGTTCAACATTCCGACCAGCCGGGTGGCGCCAAATAATCCAGAATAATCCTCTTGACATCTTACGTCAGGATGATTATCTCTTCTGAAGACAACGGAGAAACCCACATGACGAAATTGACCCCGATCGAGCGCCAAGCCCTGCAAGGCATTCTCGACAGCGACTACATGGACGGCGACACGGGCGAGAACGCCATCGACCGTCCGGTGTGGACGTGGTCCGCCAACCCCTTCCCCAAGAAGGCGACTTTCAGCGGCGCGGTGTCGTCGCTGGTGCAGAAGGGCTTCGTCTGGGTGCAGGACATGGGCACCAGGGACGCAGTGATCGCGATCACCCAGGCGGGCATGGACGCCCTGACATCATGAGTTGGATCGGCACTGCCGGTTTGGTGCTTTGCATCGTCGGCGGTGCCCTCTGGCTGCTTGGAACCTTTTTTGAGGACAATGACAATGACGACGACCACGACGACCGTCACCCCTGAGGCGCTGGAGGCGTTCCGCGCCGCGTTGCAGGCCATGCTGGCCGAGCATCACGCGCTGGCAAAGAACGTCGGCGCCGCGCCTGAGATCGAGCTACAGGTCGGTCAGAAGTATGCCCGCATCGTCTACATCACCTGGGGCAACGGGCAGGCCTACGGGTTTGTGGATCTGGCTACGGGCGACCTGCTGAAGGCGGATGGCTGGAAGAAGCCCGCCAAGCACAAGCGCGGCAGCATCTTCAACGCCGACCCGCTGGGCGGCTGCGGCCCCTACGGCATGGCCTACCTGAGATAATCCTCTTGACATCTTACGTCAGGCTGATTATGTTATCTCTGCAACCAAGGAGTAAAAATCATGACCCTCGAAAAGCTGCCCGAGATGTGCGCTGCCCGCAATCCCAGCGACGGCAAGCCCATCCTGATCAAGCGTGGCGTCAAGGGCTACTTCCCCGTCAACAACAACCTTGACGTTGACGGCTTCAACGCCCGCGGCGGCGTCACCGCCGCCCAGGTCGAGGCGATGACCGCCGGATCGATGTTCGGCTGGGACTGCCCCGCCGCCGACCCTGACACCTATTGAGGAGTAATCACCATGGCTAAGTTCACCCTGACGATCGACACCAGCAACGCGGCGTTCGCCGATGGCGAGACGCTGGAGGAGGTCGCGCGGATCTTGTTCGATCTGGCCAGCGATATCTGTGAGGACAACGCTACCAGTGGCGCGCTCTACGACAGCAACGGCAATGCCGTTGGCGCGTGGAAGAACGGAGGCAAGTGACGTGAAGACCAAGCGGATGGCCAAGCTTCAGGACAAGCTGGTGGAATCGATCTTCTACCAGCACTGCCGGAACATGCCGATCAGCATCCTGCGCATCCCCAAGCTCTACGCGATGGCGCGGCGGATGCTGGACAGCGGCGCCACCGACCAAGAGGTCGGCAAGGCGATGGTCGAGTTCATACAGACGGAGTAATCTTCGTCACCTCGAAAGGAGGTGACACCATGCCCACCAATCCCACCACCCCCTTGTATGGCATCCTCGATGGCGCGCCTTACCGTTTCAACGACGGCGAGGCGTGGACCTATGTCGAGGACAAGTGGCACATGGTCAACGCCGCCGAGATCAACGTCCATGGTCACATATTGACCGCGGAGGGCTTCTCTGAGGCGTTCGGCGGGCTACCCGACCTGCCCAGTATGGCATTCCATTCCGGCGACAGGCGGTCCAGCACAGGCTGATAGAGCGCCCGCATCGCGGCCATCTCGCGCGCCTGCCCGACATGGTCTTCCGCTGGCAGCGCCTGCCACGCTTCATAGTGCTTGTGCCCGCCCTTCAATTCCTTGGCGTCGAGCATGTCGGGTGGCCACATCTGGACCTCGCCCATCTGGCCGTTCGGGAACCGCACCATCAGCTTGCGGTCGAGGTATCCGACATTGGTGACCGCCCACCCCTCGTCGGCGATCTGGAACTTCTTGGCGAACGCCGCGGCGATGGTATCGGCCTGACCCGGCTTGGTGACATCGAAACCGCCGCGCGCCGCGTCAGTGATCTTGGCTGGCGTGCGCCCCGGCTTCGCCAGCTTCTTTTCCAGACGATCGCGCTTCTTGGGACCGGGATTCTTGAATACGACACCGATCTCCTTGGCGACCTGTTCGGCGACCTCCGCGAGAGCCTTCTGGTTCATCTCCGATGATGCCACGAGGTCATCGACCGTCTTGCAGCAGTTGGCTTCCGCCGTGACCTTGTCGCGCCATTCCGTTGCGGCCTTAGGACCGTGCGCGACCACCCCAGGCTTGCCACTGGCGGCGCTGGAAGGGGTGCTGGACGCCGCGGCCTTGGGGGCCTCACTACCACTGCGGCCCTCGCCCCCGGCAGGCTTGGCGCCCCCTCCGCCGCCGCCCTTAGTCCACTTCCCGCCTTCGTCTCGCTTCTCGTTGGGATCGTAGGCGTCCATCGCGTAGCGTTGCGGGCGGAACAGGATGTCGCGACCGTGGCGCACGCCATACAGTTCTGCCATGGGGAAATCCTCTTGACATCTTACGTCAGGCTGGTTATAGCAAAGATCTGGCCGATGGCACCACCTTCGACCCGTAGTAGCCATGATGGATACGGGTGGCTTTCGCCAAACGGAATGCAGTCTAAGTGGGAGGCCAGTCCCTCAAAGGAGTATCCGATGACCCGCGTATTCTGGACCCCCAGAACCAACACCCAGCGATCGGCGCTGGCTCGCTTCGGCACTGACTGGCAGATCAACAAGGATCTGTCGTGGCCGCGAACAGTGAACGGCAACAAGTGCCTGTTCGTTCACCCGGTTGGTCACCCGCAGGAATCCCGCTGGGTGCGGGTCGAGCAGATCGAGGTGCAGACCGCATGAAAGACCCCACCGAAGCGGTGCGCCGCATGATGATCGAGACCGACGCCCCGGCGCGGGATCTGCAACGCTGGAAGGGTAAGCACATCGACACCGAAACCCTGCGGCGAGATTACGAGGTGCTGGGCTTCCTGGCACCGTTCGTGCTGCTCCGCCGCAAGGCGGATGGCAAGCGTGGCCAGATGGAGTTCACCCATCAGCCGCGAGTCTATTTCGACTGGCGCGAAGACTGATAGTCTGCGCCTGGAGGTGTGCCATGGCCACGATCGAGGAACTGGAACCCTATTTCGCCATCAGTCCGACCCTGAACTGGCTGCACAAGGAGGGTCTGCCGCTGACGCGGAAGGCCTTCATTGCCATCGCCACCATGGGGCTGGAGGACTACGACTGGAACGAGGAGGACGAGGCGGGCCTGCCGCCTCCGTTGCAGGACTACGATGCCCTGGCCGCGGAGCGTGCCGATCGGGCCGAAGAGGAGTAAGTGGACGCGCCGGTTCGCCACCGGCTAGTCAGGGTTGCGCCCTGATGATGAAGCTGGATGGCTCCAGCAAAAACAGCACCGGACCTCGGAGGGGTCGGCGACGGACCGCCGTTAGGGAGACACCGTGGAGGGGCCAATCACTCCGCTGAAGCAGGACTCCCAGCCGAACGATCCTTGATCGAGACCCACCCAGGCGTGCGCGGCACACCCCCTGGCGCGCCCAGCTTGAGGATCTCCGCCTGGGCATCCGCCAGCGCCTTCGCCTCTGCTTCCGGCGTCGCGCTGGTGCCGTTCATGTATTTGCGCCAGACCGCGTCGACCGCAGTGCGCAGCTTGTCGTCGCGCTTCTGTTCCGGCGAGAAGATCCCGCGAATGCCTTCCCACGTGATGCTCTGCATCTGGCGCGGCAACAGATCCACTTCCTTGGCGGCGCGGCGATAGGCTTCGGCGATCAGCGGGTAGGTGCCGCCCAGGCCATGCGTGTTGTTGCTGGGACTGGCGTTGCCCAGGCCAACCATCACCTCAAGGTCGTTCTGCCCCAGCGGTCGCAGGAACGCCCCGGCGATGGCATGCGTGTCCGCGGTGATGTGCCCGCCGGTCGAGTTCGGATACATGATGTTCATGTAGAAATTGCGCACCTTGTGCGCGTCGCCCAGGTTCTCGCTGATGCTCTTGTCGGACCCGTCGTCCAGTATCCGCAACGCCTTGGCGATGTTTTCTGTCGTCTGCCATACCAGCACGGTCGGCTCGCCAGCAACGAACGGCTTGCCCTTGGTCGCCCTGACCGCCTTCAGCCCGCCGATCGCACCGCGCGCCTCGCGCGCCGGGACCGCCTCCTGATCCTTTCGCTTAACGTAATCACCATAGTCGCCGTCAGGCGTCAGTTCCTTGTAGCGCGATTCGCCGTTGGCCAGATCATACATGCTGATCCACGCCGCGCGCTCGACCGGGTCTTCCAACTCGCCCAGCTTCATCCACGAGCCATCCGGTTTGTGGAACTTGTCCTGCATATGCTGAAACAGCGTGGAGTCGAGATCCGCTTCGGCGACCGGCGTCTTGCCCTTCTTGAGGTCGCGCTCGCGCGTCTTGGCTTCGGCTTCCTTCTTGGTCTGGATGAACACGGTCAGCCGATCGGCGGCTGGCTGGTTGAACGTCAGATGCCGCTTGTTCTTGTTGTATTCGATGATGCGCTTGCCGATCTCGACGTTCTGGAACCAATCCTTTTTCGGCGACTGCGATGCCACCACGCCCGCCATCTGCTGGTGCGAGTAGCCGTAGGTCTTCGACCATTCATCGGTCATCGTGTTTGCGCCGTCATACCAGCGGGATGCGCGCTGGCGCCACTCCTCAGGCACCGCATGATAGATCGCCAGGATGTTGCTTTTGGCGTAATTGATGAACCGTTCCGCAGCCGCGTGTGGCGACTCATCTTCTGGCCCAGGCCGCATGCCGACATAGGGTTCGGTGGCGCCGGTATACGGAGTGCGCCCGACCAGTAGATCGGTCGCCTTCTTCAGCCACGCGACCACCGATCCGTCCGGGTTCTGCACCGCGGCGTAGTCGACCAGATGTTGCGCGGTCTCGTGCGCGTTGATGCCGGTCTTCTTCTGCTGCGGCTCTGACGGGATGCGCGTCGATACCCCGTGCGGCTCCTCCTTCGACCGCGGCTTCTGCACCTCCGCGGGAACCGCCAGGGACGACCCTGAAGCTGGTGGAGACGGTGGGACCGGTGTGGACTTTACTGACTTCGCCGCCTTCGCCTTCGGCGCTGCCTTCGCAGCCTTGGCACCGCCGCCGCCGGGGCCGAACTGTCCTGCGTTGTCGGGCTGGCCGCGTGGGTGATCCTCCTCGTGCCAGTCGGGATCGGCATCCTCCGCAGGCGCGCCCTCTCCGTTCAATCCGTTCAACCAGATCGATTCACCATCATCGAACAGCACATGCACCAACTCGGCATCAGCCTCGTCAGCCGGTTCCAGATTCGCAGTGAGATATTGCACCACTGCGCGCCGTCCTTCGATCGTATGCCGCTCGATCATGTGGTTTGCTTGGCGTAATCGCGCACCGCCTCGTAAAGCGGTCGATACGCTTTCGACTCTTTATACCACAGCAGGCGCGACAAGCTGCCTTCGTATTCCAGCATCGACATCTCAGCCAGGGTTTCGTGCATCGCGGTCATGGCGTCGCACTTGCCATCCTTGAACGCCTGCCACCATTCGCGCGAGTAGTCTGTGATGCCGTCCTCTTCCGACAGCAACCGGGTGTCGAACACATGGTTGATACGATCATACAGCGGGAACTTTTCACGATATTCCGGTCGCAGCATGTCCATGGCATTGCGAACGGCGTTGATGCCTTCGGTCTTTTCCAGTTGGTAGATCTGCTCTTTCTCATCCTGCAAAACGTCAAGCACATACTGCGTCTGCTCGTGTCCGATCTCATGCGCCATGACCTTAGCGGCGCCGCCAAGCGTGGTCGCGTTGGTATAGATCACGATATCACCCTTGCGCTGTCCGGTGATGTAGGCAGCACCGGCATATTCGTATTCCTTGCCGTTCAGCGCGAAAGTTTTCTTCTCGTCACTGAACGAGATTGACCCGCGATACCGGGAAAAATCAAACGCCTTCGCGGTGATGTCCGCGATCTTGTTAAACTCCTCCAAACGCCTGCCGGGTGCAATCAAGGGGTTCTGTCTGGCAGTGCTCAAGTCACTCAGGTCGATCGGTTGATATAACAGATTGTCGATCTCGTTCCGCGCCTTGGCATAGCGTTGCTGACGGCGCGCTGCCGACGATCCACCGCTGCGTGTTTCGGTCGCTTCGCCCTTGGCGCGGCTGGCGATGCCCTCTGCCTTCCTGGCAGAACCGCCACCCCCGCCGGGGCCGAACTGCCCCGCATTACCGGGCTGGCCGCGCGGGTGATCGCTCTCGTTCCACTCGTCGGACGCCTGACCGCCGAACTTGTGCTTGATGTAGCGGATCGCCTTACCATAGGTCGGATCGTTGATCAGCCGGTCGCGCTTGCCCGACAGGATCGCCTGGATGGCGCCCTGGTTGCCCTCCAGGCTGCGCGCGATGGCGTGCCATGGATGATGCACGGCGAGGATCTGCGCCGGATCGACCGACTGCGCCCTGACGAACGGTCCATCATATTGCGCCTTCGGAACGTGAAATTCGACCGTTGGCGTGGTTGCCGGTGCGCCGTAGAAGCCCTTGGGATCGGCGTAGATGCCCTTCGGTCCCTCGGTCCCCATGGCCTTGGACATCTGAATCCCCTGGTGCTTGATCGCACCCAGGTTCTTCTCGTCGGTCTGGTGATACAGGCGGATATGCCCCTCAGGGATGTCCGCAGTCCCCGGTGCGGGCGGCAGATTATACTGGATGTGCCCGCCGCCCGATCCCCACCGACCACTGGCGTCGCGCTGCTCGTTGGGGTCGAACGCGTCCAGCGCATCGAACTCATCTTGCGCGCCCTCGTCCTGCTCCAGCATCTGCTGCGCGGTCGGTCCATCCATCGTCATGACAGACTTGGATAGTTGCATCAGGAACTTCTGCACCATGGCGATGTCGTCGGGCGACGGACCGGCGCCCGCTGCGGGGTCGGCGTCATGCGCTGGCGCTGCCGCGGTCTTCTTGCGGCGCCGCAGTGCCGCCGTGGTCAGGCCGACGCCGATCGCCATCTTGGCGGCATGCTCGATCAGCACGTGGTTCATCAATTCGCCACCGGCATGATGCACCGCCTCTGCGGCGCTGAGCGGATCGCCCAGCAACATCGGCACGCCGACCATCAGCGCGGTCAGGCCAATGTTGCGCAGGCCGCGCCACTGCTCAGGGCTTGGCCCCTTGCCGGTCAGCATCGAGCGCAGCGCACCCGCGGTATGAACGACGTTGTTCTTCTCTTCGATGCCAGCATTCAGCACCATCCGCGGCAGCGCCTTGGCGAACTGCACGCTGCGCGTCGCGATGTTCTGGCGCTGTTCGGGCGGGCTGTCGGTGAACTTGTGCAGGATCTCGTAATCTTCCTTGCCGAAGCTGTGCAGCGCGCGTCCTGCCAGCGACTTCATGCCGATGCCTTCGCCGCTGCTCTGCTGGCCGAGCTTCTGGCCAGGATCGGCGTGGAAGTGGATCGTGCTGCGGCCCGCCTTGCGGCCACCCGCCTCGCCCGCCTCGCCAGCCTGCACGTAGCTGCCGCCACCGCCGCCCGCCGTCCACTGGCCAGCGTTCTGCGGCTGGCCGCGGGGTTCGTTCGGGTTGTAGGCGTCGAGCGCGTCCATCCCCATCACCACGCCGACGCTGTCGGCGCCGAGTTTGACGTGCGCGCGGTCGTTCTGGCCCAGGTGAACGTGAATCTCGGCATCGGGGTCTTGCGTGGCGATGCGGGTGTGGCCGCGGTTCTTCTCCACCGGCATGCCGGTTTCGTCCAGTTCCGGCACCGCCTCCTCGTCCTTGCTGCCCTTGTTGGGGTTCGGCGCTGCCGCCGATCCACCGGCTGAGCCGACCTTGCCGGGACCGCTCGAAACCGCCCCGGCACTGCCGCCAGCCGGGGCGCTGGTGCCCATGCCGTGCGGTGCCGCGCCACCCGCACCTGGGGGACCGCCGGGGCCTCCAGCACCGCCCCCAGCCCCGCCACCGAGCGGGTCGGGCGCGCCACCGCCACCGCCCATCGGGTCTTGTTCCTGCTGCGGCGGAGGCGGCGCCGGGGTGTCGAGGTCCAGACCCTGGTATGGGCTGTCCGCCTCGCCGGATAGCCGCTGGCGGATCTCGTCGGGACTGAGAACACCGGCATTGACATAGACGGCGTCGATGTCCGCCTGGGTCTTCTCGGCGGTCTTCTCCTCCTCCTCCGATAGCTCGCGCAGCGGCTCCCAGGCGTGCGTGATCGAAGGATCGATCTCGCCGAACAGGTGTAGCTGCATCACGTTGAGGATCGTTGTCAGATGCGCGTCGAAAAACGATCCTTGCGCTGCGTGAATGAACTGTGCCCAGACCTGTAGCTCGCCTTCGGATGTGGCGTTCAGCCCAGACGGGCTGATGCCCAGCAGAACCACCAAAGGAATACCCACGGCTGACGCCATGTGTTCCTGAGATTGCGCTTGCAAATGGTCCAGTGCGCCGAGCGGTGCCGAGACATTCTTGAAATCCTCCGTCGTCTTGTCCAGCACCATAAGGTTGTTGTTGTCGCGCAGATAGTTAAACAGCGCGGCGCGCATTTTCAGTTGCGCACTCGCGCCAGCGTTCAGCACCGACCCCATGTTGGTCATCATCACGGGCGTGCTGAAACTATGAATGAGGTCCGAAACAGATTGCCGCGTGCGCAGCCAGTTGTCCACGTAAGGCTTTGCCATCTGTGACAGCGACAGCCCAGCGAAGCTATACGCGGGCTTCAGCATATCCGGCATCTCGCGCCCGATGAACGGCAGCAATCTGGTGCGATGGATCTCCTTGCCCATCACCCACCACGATTGCGGCAGATAGAAATTCTCCCGCAACGGATCGTTGGCGTTATACATATGTGGATACGCCCACATCGGCTCGATCACGCGGATGCCCTTCAGGCTCCCCTTGCGGATGGTGCGCGGATCGATCGGCAGCGGCAGCTTGAGTAGCTGGGTATCATCGGTCTGCCCAGTATCGATGTAGAGATGCCCGCGACCGAAAAATCCATCGAGCAACGCCAGCAGGGTGAACTTCTCTTGCAGCTTGTGGAACTTCATCAGTTCCTCAAGTGCCTTGATCTTGTCGGTCTTGTCGTCCTCGCCAGTTGCTTGCAAACGAAACCATCTGCGCGTCATGTCTTTCGCGATGGTCTCGCTGATGCGGCGATACTCGGTGCGCTGCGCCAGTTCGGCGAGGTAGGGGAAGCCGAGCCAGAACATGCCCTCTGTGATGGTGCCTGAGGCGCCCCACAGATCCATCGGGTTGTTGATGGCATCGAGCGCGAATCCTTCGGGGACCACTCCCGGCGGCGGCTTGGCGGGTTCCAGCAGGCGCGCTGCATCCGCCCCGGTCAGCGGACGCGTGGTGTAGAGCTTAAACGGTGTGGAGTCTGTCGGCTCCCCGCCGTTCATGCCGATCAGCGCCTCATACAGCGCCCTGGCATCGAACTGCGGCTGAGCCGGTGGAGCCGGTGGCGGGGTCGGTGGAGAGGACGCACTGTCGCGCGCCAGCAGGCCAGCGAACAACCCGCTGAGGATGGTCAGCATCGACATAGCAACCCTCCTCAGTGCAACTGGAACGGCAGATCCGGCGGCATGTGGATGCCCAGCCTGCGTAGCTCGTCGGGATCGATCCGCATCGGCGGCTGTTGCGCTATAGCATTGAACGCTCGAGAGGTCGCGTCCGCATCATCGTCGTGCGCGCCGAGCGGAAAGTTTTCCAGTTCGGTGAACCAGCGTTCGTTCCAGCGACCGCGCAGCACCATGATGTTGCCGACTTCGGCCTGGGCGCTGAACGGGCCAAATCTGGTGATCTTGTCGCCTGATTCAGGTGAACTCAGAGCCGTGTAACCAGCCAGCAACCGCACCAGCGACGCGACCTGGGCCTTGCCAGCCTGCCCTGGATCTTGTGGCAGGTCGACGTTGCATTCGTAACCATCGGAGGTCGCGTAGTTCAGGATGCGTCGTTCGACCTCGGCTGGCGTGCCTCTAAATGCGTCAGCGTGCAGGATGATCCAGCGCCCGTCATGCATCACGCCGATCTTGACGCACGTGGTCCAGTCGGGGTCGCTGTAGTCCTCTTGTTCCGATGCCGCAAGATCCCAGCCACGCACCGTCTTAGTGCAGGCTGGCATGATGTCGACCACCTGACACCACGAGCGGTTGAAATACAGACCCGCAGACGGAACGATTTTCCAGTTGCCGTTGAGCAGCCGCTCGCGCTCGACCGCTGGCAGCATCATCAGGTTGCCGACATAGTTTGGATCGGACCGCGTCAGCGCCGGGTTGTCGGCCAGCTTCGCCGAGATGAACGTAAGGGATTTAATGGTGTTCTCAGCCTGCCCGGTCGTGTTCATCGCCGCGCGCTTGCTGTCGAACCATAGGATCTCGTCGGCGGCGCCGCGCACAAAGTATCGCACGACACCACTTCGTTCCGGTATCGGATAGCCGGTATCGGGACTGATCCACCACTCGATCAGCTTGGCGACCCATGACGATGCGTCAGCGTTACAGGTTGCTCGTATATACGGGCGTATACCTGTCTTGGAGCGGTTGCGGCTAAAGAGATACCAAAATTGGTAGCTCGTGAATGTCGTCAGTTCATCGAACCCGATGAACGGCACCTGGGCACCGTGCCAGTCCAGCACAGTCGTTTCGTGCTCGAGATGAGCCATCTTGACCATACCGCGACCCGGCCACACCCATTCAAACCGGTGCGATATCGGAATAGCGTCGGCGAGCGGATACAGCTTCATCGATTCCGACCACAGCCCGCCGGGACGGCGGAGGTCGACGGTCGAGCGTCGAAACACCACCGCATCGAACCCCGGCACGTCGGAGGGGTAGCGCATCGCTTCCAATAACAAAGCGAAACTTTTACCTGAACCTGCGGCACCGCCGTAGATCACCACGTCGGCGGTGGCAGTCAGGAACGCTTCCTGCGGCCCTTGCTGCGGGCGGATGTCGAGGTCGTCGTCGTCCAGGGCTGCGCTCACGTGCCGGTATCCAGATCACCCTCGATCGTCGGCGGCTCAGGCGCCTCGGGTTTGTCGCGGCCATTTTCGGGGATGTAGAATTTCACCTTGCGCTCGCTGGCGCCATCGGCGGAGGTGGCGAACGCCGCGGCCTCCGCGGCGGCATCCTTGCTGGCGATCCGCCATTCCGGCCCGCCATGCGTCATCAGCCAGAACCTCGCCGCGTTCATGTTGCCCTTCAGTGCCTTCCGCAACACGGTCACGCCGACGCGCGCGACCATGTGCGCCTTGCCGTGCTTGATCTCGCGGGCGAAATGTTTCGTAAACGTGCCTACACTGATGTCGAGCGACATCGCGATCAGCCCCTGCGGCACATGGTTCGCCACCATCATGGCGACCAGTTCGCGCTGGCGGAACGTCGGCTCGAATTTTGCCCGCCTCACGTCCACGCCGGGGACGGGAACCAGCGGCGCCGGACCCTCTGCAATTTCCATCGGATCACCCGAAAAAAAGATCTTGACATCCCGCGTCAGGCTGATTATTTAGGGGTTGTCAACAAGAAGGAACCACCCCGAGATGACCTACCGCGACGCCCTCGACGCCCTGGCAGCGGCACTGCCCGCCCTGAGCGAGCGGGACGCGAACTTTGCCAAGTCCCTGCTGGCGCAGGCGACCAGCCCCTACACTGACGCTGTGCCGTTGAGCCAGGAGCAGTGGAAGTGGGTGCGCAAGCTGGCCGAAAAGGCTGCGGCGCCCAAGCCCACCAAGCTGGATTTCAGCGCGGTGTCCGCGATGTTCGCGACCGCCGCCGCCAAGTCCAAGCGGCTTCCGAAGGTCGAGCTTCAGATGGACGACGGCAGTCCCGTCGTGCTGAAGCTGGCCGGTCCCGCCGCCGCCCAACCGGGCACGGTCAGCGTGACCGATGGCAGGCCGTTCGGGGTTGCCGTCTGGTATGGCCGGGTGAACCCCGTCACGGGCGCCTGGGAGCCATCCAGCCGGGTCGACGCGACGACCACGGCATCGGTCACCGCATTGCTGACCCGGTTCGCCGCCGACCCCCTGACGGTCGCCAAGGCCTACGGCGAGGCGACCCATTCCTGCTGCTTCTGCGGCATCACCCTGACCGATCCCCGGTCAAAGACGGCGGGCTACGGCCCGATCTGTGCGGCCAAGTTCGGCCTCGCCTGGGGGGAGTAACCCTCCCCCGCCTACCCTTCAACCACGTATATACAGGAGTATCTACCATGAACGCTGAGAGACGCAAGGAAATCGGCAAGCTGCAAGAGACGATCGGCAGCGCGCAATCCGTCGCCGAAGACCTGCGCGACGCCGAGCAGGAGGCCTACGACAACCTGCCGGAATCGTTCCAGCAGGGCGACAAGGGCCAAGCGATGGAGAGCGCCATCCAGGCCCTGGAGCAGGCGATATCGAGCCTGGAAGAGGCAGTCCAGTCGCTGGACGAGGCAATGGAGGGATAAGCGTGCTGATGACGGAAGAACAGATCGAGCGGGCGGTGGAGGCGGATTTCAACCGCCTCGATCGCGGCCTGATGGCAGGCCGTATGACCCAGGACGAGTATGACCACGAAGCAAAGGTCATCACCGATTGGGCCGACCGTGAATACCTGACCGTAAGGAGGAAGTGACGTGAATCGCAAGCTTCGCACCAAGAAGGTCGCGAAAGAGATCGCCGAGCGTTTTGAGGCGGCACTGGACTATGTCGACGCCCTGGACGCGGTGCCGTTCTACGTCAAGCGCGAAGCAGCCGAGTTGGCTGCGCAGACGGCGCTTGCTTACCTTCAAGCGGCGACGTGATGGCGCGCAAGATCCGGTTCGGGCGCAAGCCCTGTCCCTACTGTCGCGACATGATCACCAAGAACGCTCTGGGGCGCGCGGCGCACATTCGATACTGCACCGGCACGCCACGCCCCGATCCCCTGAAGCTGGTGCGCAAACCTGAAAGAGGAACCCGATCATGACCAAACGCACTCCGCCCGCCCTGCAATTCGCGCGCCTCGCGCGGCAGCGTCTGGTGGACAACAACCCCGGCGCGGCGCGTCAGAGCGGCGTGTCGTTCTTCGCGGGCTTCGCCATGGGGCTGGGCTACTGCCGTCTGGTCGGCGTCCCGAGCGTCGCTGAGCAAGAGGCGGTATCCGGTGAGGCGCTGCGGCTGACCACGCCTGAGCGGGAGGTTGAACAATGACCGACATCGCGGCCCGCATGATCGCGGAGACCAACCGGCGCCACAGTGTGGCGCTGACCGCGCTGCGTATGCTGCAAAGCTACCACGACAACCGATACTTCTCGTTTAGCTGCGTCAGCAAAGCGGAGGAGAAGCGGTGGTATGCACTGGCCGAGCGGTTCGTCGCGCCTGTGGAGACCCAAGGATGACTGAGCGGCCACGCTGCGCCTACTGCGACAAACCGGCGCCGAAGATGACCACCACGGTGTATATACGCAAGTCTGGGGACGACCGGCAGAAAGACGGTCGATGGTATCGCTACATCTACCCGGCGACGCCGCTGCGCTCGATCGAGCAATGCCGCGCCTACACCAATCAGCGAGTGATCTCGGTCGCCTACAAGGTGGATAGCACTGTGGCGCATTTCGCCGAGTGGGACGGCGAGACCTACTGGCTGAAATACGGCGGCGCGTTCTGCACCACGCAGTGCGCGGTCAAGTTCGCCAGGGCGGCACACGAGGCGGGTTACCGTATGGTGAGGACAGCGGTATCCTGACCGCATAGGGGGCGCCGGGGATACTCTCACGTGACGGGCGCACACGGCGACATGGCCAGCCTCCCTGTCGGCTCGCGTCCCCCTGGGATCGCTCATGCGTGGCGCCGACAAAAGGGTAATACCCGCCCCGGCGGGCAAGGAAAATCGAGTTAAGGCTGGCCGCGCCTATCAGACGAGCTAGGGGTAGCCGGGATTCCTTTCAGACGTGACGAACGCACACGGCCACATGGCCAGCCTCCCTACCGACCACGTCCCCAGATCAACTCATGCGGGGTCGGATGGGCAAACCTTATCCCGGCGCAAAGGTCAAGCGGGTAAGGCTGGCCGCGTTCACCAAGAAAAGATCTTGACATTGTGTGTCAGGCACATTATCTGTTGTCTGTAACGAGAAGGAACCTGACATGAGCCTGCATCTGAGCGCCGTCGACATGGTCAACCTCGCACTGGCGGCGTCGACCGCGGCGAGCTTGGCCTATGTCGATGCGCCGCCGCGTCTGCTGGTCGCGGCGACCGACCACCATCTGGCCGCAAGGCTGTGGGCGGAGGCCGGTTTCGCGCTGAAGGCGAAGCACCATTCGATGCTGGCGGAGGCGATCTCCGCCGAGATGCTCGCCCTGGCGGCGGGCGAGGAGGAGGACGCGTGATGGATGCGAACCTGAAACAAGCGATGAAGTTGTGGCGCATGGGCGAGGTGCCGATGCCGCAGGACTACGTCGTGCTGCACAAGGTGGCTGCGCTGGCTGATCTGCCGCGGCTGCTCGCCAAGCTGAAGCTGACCCCGCTGGGCACCCGCATGGTGTCGGACGGCTGGATGGACGGCATGCGGGTGGTGCAGGCCAAGGCGGTCGGCGACCCCTGGAACGACGACCGGGTGCGGACCCTGCAATGGTCCGACGCCAACGGCGGTTCGTGGTTTGAGAACGGCGCCCTGGTCGAGGTCGCACCGGACCGTCCCGGCTACGCCTGAACCCACAGCAACGAGAGGAGACCCACGGGGGCGCCCAGGCGCCCCCTTTTTTCGTGTATAGACCGTGGTCCAAACTGATCCGCGGAGATCCCCGATGCCAGCCTATGTGACCATGACACCCGTCCGTTACCATGAGGCGCTGGCGGCGCTGCGCGTCACCCAGCGCGAACTGGCGCGCATGCTGCAATGCTCCTACCGGCTGACCGCCGACTGGGGCATCGGCAAGCAGAAGGTGCCGCCCGCGGTCGCCGACTGGCTGAACGACTGCATCAAGCTGCGCCAGCAACACCCCTACCCTGAACCACCGAACGACTGGCGGCGCTTCGACCCGCGCTTCAACCTACGGCGCGCACGCGCGCGGGAGGAGGCGAAAGCGGCGAAGGACAACCCAGCCCTGGTCGACCCCAAGAGCGGCACTTGGGCATTCACCTCGCGCAGCAAGCATCTCCGCCGCGGAGAGTTTGAAACGCCAAGGCAGAACAAGAGCGGACGATTCAAAGACGCAGCTTCGCCCGCGACGCCTGATTGTCCTCCCTGAGCGCCAGCACCAGCACCAGCGTCTGGTGCTGTTCCGGTAAACCTGATGCCGCAATGATCGTCCTGACCTGACGCAATGTCAGTTCAATCCGATCGGCGCGTTTGCGCGCGGCGCGGCGTTCGCGCTCAGCGACTGGGTTGTCATCTGACATCTGGGAATTGTCCCCCTTGCCAAAGGGCACGGGCGCTATGCGCGCCATGATGGCGGAATTGGTCGCACGGTGCTTGTGCTTTGTCCAGACAAACGCCACCACCGGTAGTTTAGCCGCCGTCATCTGAAAAAAATCTGCGGCCTGACGTTTTCCGTCACTTTTATTCTTGCAAGCAGTGATACATCGTGTGCATATGTCGCTCCACCGAAACACACAATCAGAAGGACCAAGTCAATGCCGTTCGACACCGCAATACTGGGCGACGATTTCTGCCCGATGAACCACAAGAGTATCCAGCCGATCGGGGCTAATGCGCTCAAAGTGTTTGATGAGCGCGGCCAGGAAATCGAGGGCTGGCATCACATCACCCGCGGCGATACCGGCGCCACCATCCGGCTTGCACCCGCGAGCTACACCGTAGTGCAGAACGAAGAGGCGGTCGGCGCGATCGAGGATGCTTTGAAGAAGTCAAAGCTGGATCTCACCGATGCCCGCTTCGGCTGCGACTACAGCCACGACGGCGCGCGGATGTTTGCCCAATGGCTGTTGCCCGCCCACACCGCGTATATACGCAACGGCGTCGAGGCCTCGCTGCGGGTGATTTTGTTGAACTCCTACGACGCAACGACTGCGTTGCAGGCTCGTATCGGTTCTTTCAACTGGGCGTGCGCCAATCAGGCGGTGAGCGGCAAGGAATACTCCTCGTTCCGTTTTCAGCACTCAGGCAAGATCGACCTGGGACCGGCGATCGGCAAGCTGACCTTGGCGGCAGAGGAGCATGTCGAGACGGTCAAGCGGCTGGAGACGTGGCCCGCCGTCCACGTAACCGATCAGCAGGCCCGCAAGCTGCTCTCGGCGCTGCCGAAGGCGACCGAGTCGCTGGTCGACAACCTCGTGCATGCTTGGCTCAAGGCGCGGGACGAAGACCCGTTGCAGGGCGGTCCGAACCTGTTCTGCCTGTGGAACGTGCTGACCGCGTGGTCGAGCAAGGAGAAGGACGGCGAGAACTTCGTCGCGCGCAACTGGGAGCGGCAGACCAAGGTCGCGCAACTGGTCGAGGGCAAGCTGTGGGCTGAGGTCGAGGCGGCTGGCGTCTGACGAAAACTGGTCGAGGAATCGCGTAGGATGCAGCCCCTCGACCAGATCCGCCGTATCTACAACAACCACCAAGCAGGAGTATAGCCCATGTGGCTCCCCAACTCAATCGTCGCTGACGTGGCCCGCGTTGCCCGTGTGCATTACGTCAACCGCGCTGACTGCGTGCGCTGGAACGAACACCGCGAAGCCGGTGAACTGCGCCTGCTCAGCGGCTGGTGCTGGACCGCGAAGGACCGGAGTTCGTTCCGGCAGGGTTTCAAAAGCATGACGGTGGCGTATCGCGACTGTTGGTATGAACTGGTGAAGCACGAGGCGGCGCCGCCGATCGCGCGGTCGCGGCTGCGCATCGCCACCGACAAAGGGAGGGTGGTGGCGTGATTACAGCGGCAGAACTCGACGCGGCGGCGACGCAGTTCCTGAGCGCCATGCTGAAGGAATGTAAGCCAGCCGATATCCTGGCGCTGGGAAGCGAGGTCCAGAAGCTGTTCATGAACCAGTCGAACGCCATGGCCATACTGACACTCGCCACCCTTCTGCGCGCCATGATGATGGAGTCTAGGATCGTGGAGAGCGATGCGCGGAAGGCAATCGTCTTGACAGCACTTGTCAAGCTAATAAACCCGATCGAGGAGAAACCCGATGGAATATGAGGCGGGCAGCGTAAAGAACTCGATCGACGCGCGGCACTACGCGACGCTGTTGTGCGCGGACCGGATTTTGCACAAGCGCGGCGGGCGTCCGGTGAACAGTTTTCAGGTAGAGGTTGGGTGGCTCTATCTGGACGCTGACCCGGCGATCTGGCCCGCGCTCGACAGCATCAAGCGGGTGATGGAGATCGATGAGACGATCGACAACCCGCTCGACGTTCTGCTGCGGGCCGGGGTCGCGATGGTCAACGAGGAGGAGCGCCCATGATCATCCCCACCCCGAAGAACATCGAGGCGTTCACCGAACGGGTGGATAATTTCATCGAGACGATCACCGAAGGTTTTCCCAGCATCGACGCGATCAACACCCTGGCGCAGGAGGTCAACACGCTGCTGGCGAACCGGCAGAACGGCATGAACATCCTGGCGCTCAGCGTGGTCCTCGCCAACGTGCTGCGCGACATGGACCACGAGCATCGCTCCCTGGCACTGGCCGGGATCGTCAAGATGGTGCTGACCATGAATGAGGAGGAGGAGGAGGAGGAGCCGTGAGCGAACCTATAAAAGTGTATCTCGGAGACGGCCTGTATGGCGTGTTCGACGGCTACGGCATCAAGCTGCGCGCGGAACGCGATGACAGAGCGCACTGGGTCTATCTGAACCCGGAGGTGATGGAGTCGTTTCTCGCATGGATCAGAGCGTTGATACTTTTGTATCCACAACTGACTGAAGGGTGGAAGCCATGAGCAAGCTGCAACAACTGCACGATCTGCTGCGTGACGAGACCAAATGGCCGGAAGGGTTCAAATGGGACTATGCGCTGACCAACCAGTGCGCGCTCGGTCTCGCGGTGAAGGCAGAATTGCTGGAATCGCACGACACCGGACCCTACGCGTTCGATCTGACCCAGCGCGACTGGCTGGGTCTGTTCCAGCGTCCAGCGCGCGGCAATGGCTGGCATACCAGTGAGGCGAACTGGCAGAAGGTGACGCCGGTCATGGTGGCGCGGCGGATCAGGAAACACCTGAAGGCGCAGGGTGCGACGTGAAGCGCAAACAGCAACTACCAAAGCCGCTGCTTGAATTGCTACCTGACGACGGCGTGCCGGAACTCGTTGTTGTGTTTCGTGATGGACGCGTGGTGATTCGCATCAACGACGCATTCAGGCGTGTCGCCCTGGAAACCAAAACCGCCACCCTGGAGCATGCGTCATGACCGACCAGACACCGCCGCCGGGGAGCTACGACTGGCTGGTGAAGGACCAGACGGTGGAGATCCCGCTGCCGGGGATCGGCCCCCAGGCCACGCTGCGCGTCGAGATCATGGCGCGTGCCCGAATCTACCCGACGCGCGGCTGGGCCGTCGCCATCGTCATCTGGGCGTTGCTGGTGCTGCTCCTGCTGGCGCGCGCGGGACACGCGGCGACCTGGGCGGATCAGGACGCCCAGCGGCGCGCCCCGGCCTGGGGTTCCTGGGACAGCCCACGCGCCGCCCCTGCGTGGGGCGCACAGGCGCCTGGGCAGACCACGACGTATCACCCCTACCAGCGCCAGGACGGCACTGTGGGACGCTGTGCGGTGTCACAATGGCGCGGTGAGCCGACCATGCGGTGCGAGTGATGGCAATCGGCCCCGGCAAATACGACGACCTCGCCACACTGGTGCGCGAGGGCGCGGAGGCCGCAGCGGTCATCGTTCTGGTGCTGGGCGGCAACGAGGGCAGCGGCTTCAGCATGCAGGCCCCGGTGGAGATCGTCGCCGCCATACCGACGCTGTTGCGGCGCATGGCCGACGATATGGAGCAGGAATGATGGCGACCAAGGTGGCGGCGAGGATCACCCCTGAGGATGTCGCCCGCAACGGCCATGTCGTGGTGTTCCTGCGGCGCGAGATGGAGGCGCGCCAATGGGGCGTGGCTGACCTCGTGAAGGCGCTGGGCCTGCCGCACGGCAGCACCACGATCTACCCCTGGCTGAAGGGCACCGGCACCCCAGGCCCCGCCATGCGGCTCAAGCTGGGCGAGGTGTTTAAGGTTCCGGCGGCGACGTTCGAGCCGCGCGACCCCGGCGAGCATCTGCCGGTGCATGCCCCCGGCACGTTCGGCGCGGTGGGCAAGATGATGGAACAGATCCAGCGCCCGCTGACCTCGCCCAATGCCGCCCACGCGGTCAAGGTCGGCGCACCGCGCGACGTGCTGTCGTTCAACGTCGGTGCCAACGGCATCGCCAGGATCAGGCTGGACATCGAGCTACCCCTGGTAAATGCCACGCCGCTGTTGCGCATGCTGCTCGACGCGGGGCTGGTGTTCAGCCAGGATGGCGCGCCCACGCCGTAACCGCGGTTTCCAGCCCAACGTCGGGGGTCGGGGGGCGGTCCTTTTCGGGAGTGACCGCCCTTCGTTTGACCGGCACGGCGATCGATGCATCAATGCCGCTTACGGACCCGCCCAATTGCGCGCGCTCGATGGCGGGAACGAGGGCGGCGTGGGATGATGGCAGCGTAAATTTCCATGGTTGCAGCCGACGCGCCGTTCCGCTCGTTTCATTTGAACCGTGCGATGCGCTGGTTGAGAATGTCTAGATACTTCCGCATGGCGTAGCTCTGCTCCATCCGCAGCAGCGCGTCCTCGCGCGGTATCGACTTAATCGCATCGCTCTGCATGAACGCCATCAGCCGATCGACCTTGACCGATAGCTCCTCACGCTCATCCAGCACGCGCTCTTGCCAGGGTTCAGTCACCCCGTCTGCCCTGGTTTGACCAGGGCGCGGTGCAGCGCGAAGAACGCCCTCGTGAAACGCTCGCGCGCCATATCGACCCAGTGCTGGTTGTCGACGCTGAGATCATCGACCGGGATCTCCTCAAGCATGCGGGTAATCTTTAGCTCCATGAGCTTGACGCGGGTCAGTGTGGTAACTGGTTTTTTCAGCATGTTCAGCCGCCATCATCCGGCAGCTTGATGCGCTGCGGCTGGAACACCGCGCGGTTGAGGAACATATACGCCATCTGAAAATGCGTGCGGGCGAGGGCGAGCCATCTTTGGTCATACTGGTGCCCCGCGTCCCGCATGGCGTCGAGATGGCGCAGTAGCTGTTCCTCCGCGACCTTCTGAATGTTCACCAGATCGACCGACGACTGCGGCTGATCGACGTAGCCATGCACCGGTAAGCCTTCCACCATCACCTGTATCCTCCCGCTAGTGCAGCGCGTGGCCGGGTTGCTCATCGGCATTGCCCTCGCTGGCGTCCTGGCGCATCTCCTCGATCGCGCCCAGGAAGGCGTTGGACAGGCGCAGCGCAAACATCGCCATGCAATTGGGACAGTGCGCGGTATGCTCGTCGGCGACGCCGAGACGCACCGTGATGGTGCCCTCGTTGTCCTCCACCACCATCACCCGCATCAGAACGCGTGACATTCAGTGCGCTACTGGCACAAAATCATCTTCGGCGCGGCCATTACCGGTCACGGGCGCTACCTCCGCCTCCTCCACCACGTCTTCCAGCAATTGCGTGACATGGATCATGACGCGCTCGCGCGCCGCCTGATTGGGCAGTCGGCGCAAGGTCTCAAAGATGGTTTCCATCGCGGTGATCTCGGGATGGCGCCCTGCTGGCATGATCGTGGTCCTTCGCGGTTTCGCCGCCTGCGGTTCGCCAGCGGGCTTGCGGGCCTCAAACATAAGCCGTCCGCACTTCACCGAACAGGTCTCGGTCTTGCTGCGCACACTGAGAAACACCCGATGGCAGGCAGGACAGGTCTGCCCGATCCCCTGGACGGTATGCTCGCGCGTCCACGACTTGCCCTTGGCGCCCACTGGCGCAGTGACCATGAGACGATACCGGGTAAGCTCATGATGCAGCAGATCCGCCATCTTGCGGTTCACCCCGACCACCCCATCGTCGTTGGGGTGATGTTCGTGCCAGAACCGTTCCACCTCGTAACGCGGCACGCTGGGAGCGAAGCAATCGATAATCTCGCCGAAGCTGGCAGGCGGGTAGTTTAGCCGTTCGGTCAGGAACGCCCTTAATGCACTGCGCCACTCCCCGGCGGACTCAGGCCCGCCGACTGTGCCCGCATCGAGATCACTTGCAAGCATCGTTGGATCACCTCGTCTGCGACCTCGCGAGCCTTTCGCGCGGCATGCTCAAGCTGGCTGATAAACTCAGTGTTGTGCGCGTTGATCTCCAGCAACTCAATACGCCCAGGCCATAACTTTTCGACCCGCTCCATCGGGGTCTTGATCTTCTGCGCCAGGGTCTGGCCATTGCGCTTGCCGCCGTTCTTGCGCCGCTCCAGTTCCGCCTTGTGCTTTTCGTAGATCTCCCGCAGCACCGCCAGAGCCTCGGTTTCGCTCTCGGCATTGGCGGCATTGTTGATCAGCGACTTCGCCAGGGTATATTGCAATTCGGTAAATGCCAGCGTCTCGACGGTTGCCTTGAACACCAGGGCGAGCGGCAGTGACTTGTTGGCGCTGATCAGGATCTTCGGGTCCAGCGCCTGCAACGTATCGGATGGGATGGCCAGATCGTGCGCCCGGTTCATCGCCGCCAGCAATTCGATATGCTGGGTGACCTCGTTCGGCTTGAGTTGCAATTCTGCCGCGATCTTGGTGGGGTCGCGGTCCTTGAAAGCGTAGAGATGAGCGGCGAACTCCAGCCGTTGCTGTCTGGTGTAGGCCTTCTTGGCACCGACATTGTCATAGATCGGCAGCGCCTCCAGCAGGAACTCATCGAGCGGCTCATCGATCACGTAGGCGGGCCAACCGGTCTCGCCGAGACCTTGGGCTGCTTCCATGCGGTGCCGACCCCCCAGAGGGCGGTAGCGCGTTGCACCGGGCGGCTTGTAGAGCAGCAGAGCAGGCACCGCGCCGCCATTGCAGATCGCCATCGCGATCTCTTCCTTGTGCTTCTCGTCGTAGCGCGTTTCCCAGCGCGCCGGATTAGGATCGGGCGCGATGTCGGAAAACTCCACCCTGTCCTCGCTGTGCCAGTGCAGGCCGAACCGCTGCAACCGACGCTCCACATCCATCTCGCGTGCTTTGTCATCCATGCTGACGCGCCCCAGGTTATTTTGTCTTGCGTCCCTCCATGACGATCTTCTTTCCTTCCTCCGTCAAGCAGAGAATTGGATCACCGACCTCAAGGTCGATCTTGGTATTCTTAACGTCGTCCTCGTTTGCCTCGCGCCACGTGGCGAGACCTGACATCTCCAGCACGCGTTCCATGTCGAAACCTTCCATCGCGTAGCCGTCGAGGAATGCATCCCACAGTTCGGTGAAAATATAGGCCAGCGGCACCAGCGGCGGTCTGGGTGGTTTCATGATCAGTAGCCCGCTTCCTGCGCCAGCCGTTCGTTGCGTGCCTCCGCGTCCCAGAACAGCCCGGTGCAGCGTTGGCACAGCAAAGCGGACCTGCCGGGATGGGCAAAATTGCCAGGAAGCAGCATCATCCCTTCGCGAAGAGTCTCAAGCGGGGTCTGGCAGTGGCTACAATCGTATATATGCTCTGGCAGATACCGCGTGCGCCGCCAATCGTATTCCAGCGGTTGAGCGTTCAGGTTCGTCATCGCGGGATCTCCCGATCGCGCGCCAGGATCAGGCACCGCGCCAGATAATTGTCGCCGCCCTGCGCCGCCGCCACCCGCTCGATCACCTCCCAGTCGAACCGAATGTCGCGGTCGTCGTCGCCCGCCGGATAGGTTGCCTGGACGTAGACGCCGTTGGCCATTTGGAGGTTCATCCCGAAATCCTGCTCGGGGTCGCGCCGCTCGATCTGTGCTTCGTCACTCATGGTGCTAGTCTCCTGCCCTGGATGATCTCGTCTTTCAGTTCGGCGTCGTAATACTCCACCAGACGGTCGAGGATCGCCATCAGCTTCCGCTTTTCCTGCGCCTGATTCAATGGCACCCCGCCATGCGCGCACCATTGCCGCACGCTCAGATTGCGCAACAATATCATTTCGATCATGGCAAGCTGCGGTGTGGTGAACAGCCGCATCACCCGCCGCACGTCACGCACCGCGACAAGCTGCGCCACCGCCGCCGGTCCCATGCCCCACCGCGGCAGCGGGAACTGCGCCACGTAGATCAACGGTCGTTCGCTGGAGTAGCCCAGCATCGCGAGGTCGACCTGTTCGCGGAACTTGTCCGCCGCCATGATGTGCTGGATGGACATGCCGGAACTTGGATGGCCGCTCATCTTGCGCAATGGACAGTATGTCCTCCAGCCATGCACCTTGCGTGGCGTCTTCGACGCATTGGGACGGGTGTCGTCAGGGTCAACCCAGTCGCCGCGCATGGCATGCCGCGGCTGCGGATCTTCCGAGTCGAGCGGCGGCAGGGTCCGCGTGCGGGCCATCAGGTGGCGCGCTGCGTCCACGGCTTGAACGCCAACATTGCTTCCGGCGTCAGCCGTCCGGTGTTCCAGCTACCATCAAAGCGAATGCACCGATCATCGATGGTGAGCCACGCGGGCGGCTTCTCATGGGCGAACTCGAAATGGGCCGGGTCAATAACCGCGCCGCCATTCCACTCCGTCTCGACCCATCTTCTGTGCTGCACGAGAAGCCACGCTTCCATATCTCTACGCGCGTTCGGCTCCTTCGACCGGCTACTGTAGATCACCAGCTTGAAGTGATCCTTGGCCAGCGCGGCCCACTCGAAGAACCCCGGCACCACATCGTCGTAGATCGCGCCGTCCAGCCAACCGCGTCTATACGCATGTATACACCCGTCAAAATCGATGCACAGCGTTGGTTTGTGTCCTGACATCTCAGCTATCCCTCACCCGCCGTCTTTTCGCCGCCTCGCCCTCCATCCGTTTGAACTCCGCCGCCACGAACACCGCGTCCTCATCGCTCATGCAATCCAGCCAAATGGTGCGCCCATCGCTGGTCTTGGCGTGATCGGTTCCCGGCAGCACGTGGGCGCGGAAGTAGCGTATATACGCGCGTGCATTTTCCACCTCGACCGGGTTCATTGCATCACCTTCATGGTGCTGACATCGAGCGCCACCGGCTGCACCACGTTGATGGCGACATCACCGGCACCGATGCCCTCCTCCCAGATCGCGCAGGCCTCCAGCCCGCCCTGGAAGCCCATCAGTTCCGCCAACAGCCACACCGCCTCTGGCGTCGGCGTGCGGCCCCGGCGCAGCACCGAGACGCTGAGATGACGGCAGACGCCCGAGCCATGGCCGGTTTCGATCGAGAACGTCACCATGAACGCGGCGGGGATCTTGGCGGTGAAGTGCCGCATCATGCGCTTGATGTGCGCCGCCTTGCCCGCTTCGGTCTTCACCTGTTCCCTGACCTCAAGCACATCGATCGGATTGGCCACGGCATACGCCCGCAGCGTGCCAAGCTGGGCCTTCTGCGTGGCGCCCAGGATCAGCGGCGTGGCGGGCATCAGGGACGGTCTCCGTCGCACGTGTTGCAGTGCCAGCGCGCGTTCAGCCACACCAGCGGTCGACCGCAGAAGCGGCATGGGATGAACATCAGCATCACACGAAGATCCTTGGCGGTAGTTCATACGCCTGTGTATGCGACCGCCAGATATGGAGAACCAGGGGGTGGATGTTGATGTGGCGATCTTCCGGTAGATGCAGTTGTATACACACCTCATCCGGCTTGAAGAACTTACGATGGACGAAGCTCATCTCGATCCAGTTTGGCATGCGGGCCTTGCGTGAGACCGACACGTGGTCCCAGCCCGCGTCGTTCGACGCGATCACCACCATCTTGGCGCCGTCGACCGGGCTTTGGATGATGAAGCTGCCGTGATCCTCGTCACCGGCCCAGCCACCGGTATGCACCAGTTCGTCAGGATCGGTGATGCGATACTGGTTGAGGTCGTAGAGGTTGATCATCCGAAGCCAACCGGCCTGGATGGATGCACGCGCGCGAGGCCTTCCCAGAACTGGCGCCATGCCTCGTCCAGATCCAGATCCTCTGGGATCACCACCTCGCCGGTCGCACAGTTGATGCGCAGCCCGCAGGCGAAATTGAGCCAGTTGTAATCGACCTGATTGACAGCGATCTGCTTGCCCGCCAGCCCGGGGTCGCGCCTCAGAACGCTGATCGTGTATTGCCTCGTCTCCTCCTTTACGAATTGCTCGGCCTCCCACTGCGCTTGGTCCTCGCTGATCGTGTATTGCTTCTTCTTCATGCGTGCCATCTCAGTCCCTCGCTCGCGGCCCTCAGGATTGTTCAGCGCCTCAGCCAGCACCCTGGTCCACTCGTCGCTGTCTTTACTCATAGCTCCCTCCCTGTCGGTTGCCGCAGCGCGCCGTAGACGTGGCCCTTGCGCGCCTTGTCCTCGCAGTCGTGGCAGATCTCCTGGCCGCGCCGCGCAGTGGCATACCAGAACTCGCAGTTGGGGCAGAACTTCTTGACCTGTCCCGGCAATGGTTGCCATGGCTGGTTGTTGATCGCGTGCGCCTCGGGCAGGCGCGGATTGCAGATATGCTTGCCGGTCTTGTTCATGCGGGCCATCAGTTGTGGCCTTTCTGCCATTTGAGGAACGCCATCAGGTCAGGGTCGTCCGCCATCGGCACGCCGTCCGCCATCGCGTCGATGAACTTGTGGAAATCGTCCACGTCGATCACCCGCTGGCCGTCGTCCAGCACGTGGCAGTGCAGGTCGATGCCCCAGATCGTAAATACACCTGTCCATACAGCCTTGGGCAGCTTGTCGTCGTCGCTCATGTCTCCCCCGCCAGATGTGCCAGGATGCGCTCGCGCGCCATCTTGCACTCCAGCGCGATGGCGCGGGCCTTCGGGATGCGGACGCCGTTGCACTTGATCGGGCCATCCGCCAGGGCGAGGCGGCTGATCAACTCGAAATGCTTGGCCAGCATGGTCAGCAACTCGGTGTCGGTCAGGTCGTGCCATCTGATCACTCCGCCCATTGCGTGATCTCCGTCACCACCGCGCACCCGGCGAAGAACGCCGCGATCAGCGCCAGGATGAACACGCCGCGGGGCGTCACCGCCCCATGCCCCAGCCTGACGGCTCGGGGACGAAGCACAGGACCGTGCCTCCCGGCGTGCGGTAGAGCCAACCGCCAGGAACGCGAATGCGCTCCAGCGAGATGGTGACACTCTCCCACTTCGGCTCACCGCTCATGCCCGCCACCCGCGCTTGGGTTTGACGTGTGGGCCGTCGACCTGACTAAACTCCTCCCCACTCACGAACACCGCGATGGTGCTGAGTGTTTTGACCGCCTGCACCGGAGACTGACCGCTGCGCAGCAATGCCCGGTAGGCGCGGCCAGCGAGCGATATCGCAATCTTCGCCTCTGCCACGTCTCCTTCGATGCACGGCCATAGCGCGTCGGCAATCCCCTCGATCGCTTCGTCGCTGGTTTCGCTCGTGACCCTCATGCCGCCCTCCCCTGGCCAAACTGCTCCTGCTGGTCCTTCAGCCGCCAGTAGACCCACCCAGGCTTGTAGCCGTGCGCCCTGGCGTAGGCCGCAAGCTCCGCCTCAGTGCGGGGCCGCGCCAGCAACTGGCGATATTTCAGCCTGACGATGTGGGCGTAGGCCTCAGGCCGATATTCCGCCATCGCGCCGTCGTCCGCCTGGAGGATGCGCCGCCGGGGCCGCTCGGTGCCACAGGCAACGCACGTCTCGGTGTCGCCGGGGTTGAGCGTGCGGCACTCGCCATTGGGGCACAGCCACGGCTTGGGGGCACCGCAGGCGGCGCAGTCCTGTCGAGCGGGGCTGTTCAGCACCTTGCACGAGAAGCACTCCCACGGCTTCGGTGGCGTCTTGGTGAGATCCTTGTCGACCCCGTCCAGCGTCCACGTCATCGGCTCGGTCGGCAGGCCGTGCATCAGGCAGTTGCGGGCGTGATCCAGCACCACCAGCGCCGAGCCATCCGCCTTCGGCCTCATGCCGCGCCCGATCTGCTGAAAGCACATGGTCAGGGATTGGGTGGGCCGCAGCAGGATCACGCAGCCGACAGACGGCACGTCCAGGCCTTCGCTGATCACCTCGCACGAGGTCAGCACCTGAACCTGTCCGGTGCCCAGCCCCTGGATCATCGCGTCACGCTCGACGGTGGGCGTCGCGCCATGCACGCAGGCAGCGCGGAACCCGGCATCGGCGAACGCCGCGGCAACCTGTTGGGCGTGCTTGACGGTGACGCAGAACACGATCGCCGTGGTGCCCGCGGGCAGCGCCTGGAACTCGGCGACCGCGTCGCCGGTCACGCCCATAGCGCGCTCCTCAAGCTCGTCTTCCGCGAAGTCCCCGGCGATCTTGCGCACGCCACGCACGTCGATCGCCGCGGCTGGAAGGTAGACTTTGAGCGGGGCGAGGTGCCCAGCGTCGACCAGCGCCTGGGTCGCTGGGCCGCACACCAGGGCGTCGAAGTGCCCGCCGCAGTGACTGCCAAGCCCCTTGCCGTCCAGCCGCTGTGGCGTGGCTGTGACGCCCAGCAAACGGGCGTTTGGCTGTGATGCCAGTAAGGCGGACCATGTCTTGCTGACCGCGTGGTGTGCCTCGTCGGCGACGATCAGGCCGAACTGCGGCAGCATCTCCAGGCGCCTCACCACGGTCTGAATCGAGCCGACCAGAACCATGGCATCGTGGTCGCGGTCCTGACCGGCGGCGATGATACCGTGCGCCACGCCGCACCAGTCGAGATTCAGCGAAGCCTGCTTCACCAGTTCGCGCCTGTGCGCCAGCACCAGGGTGCGCGTGCCCTTGGCCGCGGCGGATTGCACGATGTGGGAGAACACCACCGTCTTGCCGCCGCCCGTGGCCAATTGGAACAGCGGCGCGCGGGCGCCCTTGCGGTAGGCGTCGCGCAGATTGGCGACGCCCTCGCTCTGGTAGTCGCGTAGGGTCAATGGACTAGAATTGCTGGTCGGCGCAGGCTGGTTTGAAGCGATATCGGACATTTAGGTTTGCTACTCTGTGGGAGGTTTGCGGGGACGGTCCTTAGCTCGCTCCTGAATAGCACACACGGTGTGACACTGTAAAGCGATTTCACCCGACAATCTGTCGGTCATTTTGGCCTGACGATTCGTCAGGTTTTGCCTAACGCGGCATAACGCGACACAACCGCAGGTTACGTCCGATAAGATCTATTTGCGGACACGATTAACGGGCGCCTGCCACTTTGAGCGGACGCGCACAACTCTGGGTTGCTGGTTACGTTAGACGCTGTCATCGCGCGCACGTGCGCGCGTTCATGATTTGTCTCTACCGACCTCGGGATTTACAGCAGACCGCGCTGGCCGGTCAGCGGCTGGCGTCGCGCCGACTGCCCCTTCTTCAGCCGCGGCAGCGGCGTGTAGAGGTTCGGCACCCACTCCGCCTCCAGCTTAGCGCGATGATACGCGCACGCCCAGGTCGTGGGCCGCGGCGCCAGCCCGTAGCCGAACCGTGCTGGCGAGCCACAAATCACACACTTAGGCGTCGGTCTTAATGCCACGTATCTTCATCGGGCTGATGTTTCGCGGCGGCGGATCACAGGTCAAACACCGCCATCCTGAGCCTGCCAGCCACAGAAATAGTGTGTGACATTCACAGGTTGGCCAGAGGTGTTTCGCAACAGGTCGATGGGGTAGCGATCTGAGTAGCGCGACGCGCTGCATGAAAGTTAGATCGCGCTCGTTAGTCATCGTCGCGCCCAGCAACGAGGCGCTTGCACTTCTGGCACCCGATCTCGGTGCGGTGCGGCGGCTCGTCCTGTTCAAAGGGGTAGCCGCGCACCCTGCGGATGTGCGAGCCGCACAGCGCCATCCAAGCGGACCGCGAGTGCCCCTCGCCCAGCACATGCACCGTGCCACCCGTATACGGATTACCATTTCTTTTACGTATCAGCAGCATTTTCTATACCCGTTCCATAGCCAGAGACAATCCTTTGGGGGGACTAGGGGACTTTTGGGGACTCTGGCAACTGCCGCGCGAAACTTGCTTGTTACGATAGAGAAAAGAAAACAAGTTACGGCATACCATGGCCGAAGTCCCCAAATTCCCCACAGTCCCCAACTACGCCTTGACCAGCTTCCACTGCAAGGCTCCCTTGTGCTTGGTCTTCTCGTCCTCCTTCACGCGCTCAAACCGCAGCCCGCCGCTCACTCGGCCCGCGAACCGGCGCATCCAGTTGCCCCATGCGTGGGTGTTGACGCCGTCCTTCCCGGCGGCGAACCCATCGCGCAATGCGGCCAGCAACGTCTCCTGACATTCCTTGTGAGCATTGTAGGCTGCGAGGTTGATTTCGTTCTGATCTGTGTCATAGCGATCGGCGTGAAACACCGGGATCGTGGTGGCGTATTTGCTCACCTCGCTCAGTGTCTTGGCTTCCATGCCGAACGCCAGATGCCACGCATCGATGATCACGCTCAGCCTGCCGGATACCGGGTCATCCTGACGGGTGATCTCCTGCGATGTGAGCGGATCTTGCTGGCCCAGCCAGACCAGCGGCTCGCGCACCAGCCTCGACCACGTCTTGTGGCTGTCGCCCATTGGTGGGATGTCCGGTCGTGCGCCGCCGCTCGCGAGGTGCCCCAGGTAAGCCCGCGCGATGGTCAGGATGTCCGCGATGTAGGAACCGCGGTCCGCCATCACGGTGTCGATCGGGTTGACATCGAACACGCGGTGTTCGGGCCGCTCCTCGCCGCTGTCCATGCAACACCTGACGGTGCGGCGCCCCTGTTCATCGATGATCTCCAGATTGTTGCCTGTGCTGTAGATCACCACGCTGTTCTCGACCTCGACCTCCTCCAGCACCGAGAACAGCCGGATCGAGATGTGCGTGCGCTCCGTCGCCATGTTCAGCAGCGGCATGTTGATGCCTTGGTGGATGTTGTCGATCGAGAACGCGGGCGTGCCTGACAACAGCTTGGTTCGGATGCCCTTCTCGGTCTCCTCCTCGTTCTTGCCGGGTGGGATCACCGGGCAAGGTCGGCCCAGTGCGATGGCGCTGGCCAGATCCACGAGGAAGCTCTTGCCGCTGCTTGGCGCGGTCGCCGATACCGCCAGCATGGGCGACACTTGCATGGCGCAGCGCAGAACCTGGGTCAGCAGGATGCAGAACGCCACCGCGCGCGACACCTCGTCCACGAACGGGAACCGCACCAGCAAGGCGCCCAGGCGGGCCAGTGCGGCCTCAGCGTCCTGGCGGGATGGCGCATCCACCATATCCGGCAGCACCAGATTGGACGGCATCGCCAGATAGTAGCGGGACGCCGGGTCGTATCCGCGGTCCTTCAATACGCTGCCATCAGCCCGCAGCGTCGGGCAGGTCAGCACGCCGCGGATATGCGGGAACGTCCAGTCGCCTTTGCCGTCCAGCAGGATCTGCACCAGCTTGTCGGGCGGATCGCACTCGACCCATGTCCTGCGTTGGCGATTGAACTTCTGGAATTTCGCCACGCTCGACAACAGCTTGAACAGCGACGCTGGCGTATAGGCCAGCAATGCTGCGCTATGAGTGATGCGGTTGTCCGCGGCGGGATATTCCTCCTCCACCGGGCGCACCAGCTTGTGGCGCTGGTAAACCTCGACCCCGGCAGAGATCAGCGCCTGCTCGGCGGCGCGTGCCATGCGTGGCATTTCCCCGGCGATGCAGGGAATGACCGGGATCTCGGGTGGCACCGGTCTGCCAGCCGGTCCGTCATCCCCAGGCGGGTCTGGCGGGTCTCTGCCATCGCCCTCGCTCTCCACCGGCTCCTGTGATGGCGGGGGCAGTGGTATCGGATCGCCAACCGGCGGCACCTCTGGCGCATGCGCGCCATTGCTCTTCTCGCGCACCCGCGCGACATATCCAGGCCGGTCAGGCAGATCGAGCGGCTTGTCCCTGCCAGCCTCGATCGCCGCGGTCGCGGTCTTGCGAGCCGCCTCCCAGTCCTGCGCACTTGGCAATGCCGCGACGCACGCCTCGACCGCCTGCTGCACGCTCCAGTTGGTCAGGTGCAGGTAGCCGCCGATGGTGAAGCTGATATCGCGCAGGGTGAAATACTTCTGCCCATCCGGCGCGTTGCGGATATGGCTCAGCAGTGATTCGATCAGCCCATTGATGCGCCGGTCGGTGATCGCCTCAGGCGGCGAAGGCGGACCATGATATCCCGCACCATTGGCGCCATTTCCTTTGTGGGCCTTCTCAGGCTTTCTGATCGCGAACGTATCGAGCATGCCGATCAGGTCGATCGGCGTGGCATCCAGCACCACCACACGGTGCGACGGGTTGTGGTTGATCGAGCCGTAATAATACGACTGTGACCGGGTCCAGCTTTCGTCCGCGAACACCCCACCAAACAAACCATTCAGCCTAGCCAGGAACCGGTCCCGCTCATCCGGTGTGTATTCCTGGCTCAGTGGGCACAATACCCGCCATCTGGGGGCGTCTTCGGTGTGGCTCGGCGAGGTGTAGACGATGCAGAGAACCTTGGCAGCGCGCAGCCGCTCCACCGCCTCGTCCATCGCTATGGTTTCGCCGTCGTAGTCCGCCTCGATGCCCGAGATCGAGATCATGTTGTCGTCGTGCCGCAGACTGCTTTTCTTGGTCCTGATATCACCAAATCGCGCCATCTTCAGCCATGGCAGGCTCGCCTTGTCAGACCCGTTCGATGTCCTGATGCGCCGCGCCAGATCATCGAGATCCAGTATCATCTCGGTCTTGCTGGCCGCGGCATAATCGGTGAAGAATGTCACCACGCATTGGAGTTCGCTCATGCGCTGCGCTCCGCTGCCATGTTGCATCCCTTGCAGACCAGTTCACGCACCTTCGATACCGCGTCGTGAAAGACCGCAAAGCAGTCAGCATCCTCCTGATATCTGAAATCCCAACCATGGGTCGGCAGGTCCACCATGGCATCGTCCGGTGGCATGCCGTGCTTCGCCACGAACAGCGCCACGATGTCGCGGAACTTAGGATCGACATGGTCGATCTGGCTGTTCGCCAGAGTGAGAACACCATGGCAGTGCGCCAGCAGGCCGCGGCCACGCGGACACGGCATGCCGACCACGAGATGCTGCACCTTGAACGCTTTCTGGCTGGCCATGATGGCGATGCGGCCAGCTTCGGCCAGACGACGGTATGGATCGGTGTGGGCGCGGTCCGGTCCCCGGAAGCAGTTGCGATAGCCAAACGACATCAGTTCCGGCGGCGGACGCTCGGTGACGATGTGGAAGCCGCGGTCGTCGGGCTTCTTCCAAGGCCAGTTGGGCTGGACGATGAAGCCGCGACAGCCATATTGCAGCTTCTCTTCGGCGTCATAATGCATGCCGATGGCGGCACGCAGCACAGCGTCGTAATCCGGCGGCAGGATGGTCTGGTAATCCGCCCCCGATGTATGCAGCATCAGTTGCAGCAACCGCTCGGCGGCACCCTTGGTCGGCATGGTCACCTTGCCAAGCCTGACCGCGAAGCGGTGATGGTGCCGCTTGTTGTGCGCTGGCTCAGCCAGAACCTGGGCGATGATCTCGGTGAGGGGCCGCGCGCTCATCACGCGTCCCCCAGGTCAGCGCCTCCAGCGCGTAACCTGTGGTTGTGATCGATCAATCCAGCGGATGTGATTGAGAACGGCGATAAAAAAGGCACCATTGTCCTCTACGCTCCCTTGCGTTTGGTGCCGCGCGTGCGTAGAATCCGTTCGTCAGGTTTTGTCGGACTCTACGCACGAGACGGCTATGATCAGGTTAAGGCGCCCCGGTTGCTCAGACCGGGGCGTCGTCGTATTTGGACCTCAGAAGCCTAGTCCTCAGCCCACCTCCCAGCCAGTGTGTTGCGGTCTTGTTACGCACCGGCACGGTCCACCGATCCGCCCACAGCCATCTCCCCTGCGCCCAGCCAGGGCGCGCACGGCAGGCAATGGTGGGTGTCCAGCGCGGGCGGCACCCCGACACAGACGATGCACGCCGACGCCCCACAGGCGCATCTGCGGGCCGCGAAGGCCTGCGCCAGCGCACGATGGTAGGCCGCGAGCGCGGCTCGATCATGGATCGCGCGCATTCAGTTCTCCTGTAGTTTCTCCCAGTAGGCCCCCAATGGGCCACAGCCGTTCTCATACAGACCACAGCGCGCATGCTGGCAACTGAGCGGCTTCGGTGGATCACGTTCGCCGGTCACCACGTCGGGCGGCGACTGGTGCAGCGAGGTCGGATGCGTGCAATCCGCCTGCCAGGACTGCCGCGGCAACCCGTCATCCGCTGGCCAGACGATCCATTTGCAGTCCTTGCAGAATTTCATGGCGTTTAATCACTTCCTTGGCTCGGGACCATACACATCAGGTCGCAGTCTGTAGCGGGAAATTCCGGTCATCTTCTCGATTTCCAGCACGCGTATCGGTGGCACGCGGCGCCAGTTCGAGATCGCCTGATGCGCGATGCCAAGCTTACGACCCAACGCGCGCATACCGCCGACGCGCTCGATCACCTCAAGCAGTGCCTTGTCCATTTCCGTCATATAGGCCTCCGCCGCCGTCCTGACAATTGTCACTTGACAGTTGCCAGCGGCATCCTCATGTTGCCGATCGTGTCCACCGGCAAACCGCCACAAGGACACGCAACCCTGGCCCAAGGAGGGCCTAAAACATGGCTACCGCTACCAAGAGCGGCTGGACGCCGCTGATCGAACTTGATTTGGAGACCGCCTCCACCACCGCATTCAACAATGCAGTGGTAGAGTTCCAGACCAAGGTGAAGGACATGCCGCTGTCACCACTGACACTGCGCAACGGCTGGCATGACATCAATTCGGAAATCGCGGAAGATTTTCTGAAGCGCAACCGGCACAACCGCAAGGCTGCGCTGGCGACCGTGAAGAAGTATTATTACGCGATGAAGGCTGGTAAGTGGCACAAGACCGGCCAGCCCGTCCTGATCAACAACGACGGGTTCATGGAGGATGCCGCCCACCGTTGCTGGGCATCCTATTTCGGCAAGGTGAGCTTCCCCAGCTACGTCATCGTTGACGTGCCGACCGCACCGGACACCTTCTACTACATCGATGACTGCAAGCCGCGCCGCGCAGCCGACGCACTGATGATCTCCGGAATGAACGGTCTTTCCGGTGTCGTTGCTGGTGCGGTCAAGCTGGCATGGCGCTACGACAACGACGCGATCGAGGCTTTTCGGATGCCCGCGATCAGTCGTGATATCATGACCGCGGAGGTCGTGGCCTACGTGCAGGCCAATCCGCTGCTGCGCGAAACCGCGCATCAGATGATGGGCACCTACTCCAACGCGGTCACCGAGATCGGCAATGCGGCGGTCGCGGTGTTCTTCGGCTGGAAGGCGAGCGAACACTGCGACGCCGACGTGGTCGATGGCTTCCTCTCCGAACTTGGTGGTCCGGTCAGTAAGCTCGATGACGACAGCCCGGTGCTGGCGTTGCGGCGGCGGCTCGCCAAGGAAGCCGACGCCATCAAGGCGATTTCCAAGGCGCATCGTCTCGCCCTGGTGATCAAGGCGTTCGGTTTTTACGTGACCAGCGCGGACAAGAAGCACTTCGCAGGCAAGTATGGTCTGCATCTGCGTGACAACGAGGAGTTTCCGCGTATCGAGGAAATTCCGCCCAAGGGTCAGCAAAGCGAAGCGGCCTGACAATCGAGGGGGCGGGGCAACCCGCCCCCTTTCTTTTCGGAGACAACCCATGAACACCATTCTGGACCAAGCAGAAGCCACCATCAGATCAGCCTTGGCACGCGGCACGGCATCCGATCACGAATGGGTCGAGAGCAAGCTTGAACTGTGCAAAGGCCTTGCCGCAGCCCGCA